GCCTTGGCCGTCGTGACGGCGACGGTGCTCGACGTGTTAAGCGCGAAGTAGTCGACCTGGGTGATCGTGTTCGTCGCGCCGAAGACCGAGTCGACCGGGAAGTCGATCGGGTCGCTTCCGCCGGTCTGATGCGTCGAGGCGTGAGCGGTCGGCGTGCGCGAGTCGGAAAGGCGCGCGTCGTTCGCTTGCACGGCCTTCAGCGCTGCGCTTTCGCCGGACGTCGCGAACGTGACGACGCCCGAGGCGCTCGTGCTCGCCGGCTGCTTGATGTTCGCGAAAGCAGCCGTGATCGACGCGACGTCGGTCAGGTTGTTCGCGCCCAGCATATCGCCGCCGCCGGGGATCGTTTCCCAAAGCGTCGTCGTGCCATCCGTCTTGAGGAACTTGCCCGCGTTGCCCGCCTGCGAAGGCAGCGAGTCACCGCCGCCTCCACCTCCGCCTCCTGCACCACGCGCCGCGATCACCGCCCACTTCGCGCCAGCGGTTCCGACGTTCTTCCGTCCGGGCGTGTCGTTCGTGTCCTCAAGCGCGAGGTAGGTCGAGCCGTACCACGAGAACAGATCGCCACGCTGCGCGACCATCCCCTCCTTCCATTGCCCGCGGTAGGAGTCGATTAGCGTCGGCGCCGCGGCCAGCTCTTGCTTCGGCAGCGCCGCGTTGACCGCGTGCTGGATCTCGATGACAAGCCCGCGCTCAAGCTTCGTGATGCGCTCCTTAGCGGCCTCAGTCAGCGTGCCTAGGATCCGCGCTTCGATCTGCTCCGCGGTCAGCCCGATTTGCTTCTCGGCCTCGGTGAACTGCGCTTGAGCAAGACCAACGATCTCAGCGCGGACGGCTTCGAGCTTCGTCTGCGACTCGGCAAGCGCGGCGCGGCATCGGCCTTCGAGGTCTTCGTTGTACTTGGCATAGGCGTCCGAGACGAGCCCAGGCACGGCCTCGACCATCTTGGCGTCGAGCTCCTTGCGGATCTCGGGAACGGTCTGCTGCACTTGCTCGAGCAGCTTCTCGAGCGCCGCGTCGTGATCGACGAGCAGCTGCGAAAAGACCTCGGCCTTCTTGCCAAGCTGCTCGTTGGAGGAGATCAGCGCGTCGAGAACTGCGTGCATAGTTAGGAGGTCTTGATCTTAGCGCGGCGCTCGGCAATCGACTTAACCATCGCGTCGAGCTTGCTTTCGGTTTCGGTGCGCTCGGCCAGAAGACGGCGCGCGTCGGAGAGCGTCACCTCGGGCTTGATCTCGACGACCTTTGGCTTGGCCGGCTGAAATCCGATACGTTTCAGCGCCTGCTCGATCTGCGCCTCGCTCTTCGCGTTGTGGCCGAGCTTCTGGCGCACGGCGGCGAGCTTGGTCGCCTTGTCGGCCAGTTTCTCCAGCGGACGCTTCGCGCGGTTGCGGCCCGCCTCGATCGCATCGGCCACGCTCGTCGGCCGGCTCAACTCCTCGCGCTTGAGCGCCTCGGATTTCGCGCGCGCCCAGCTGGCCCCGGCGTCACCGCCCCAAAGCGCCCACGCGATTCGGCCGGCGGAAGGATAGCCGTCCTCGCCAGGGGAGAAGCCGGTGCCTTGCTTGTCGACCTCGTGCCGCGCGAAATAGGAGACCATCCGGCGCACCGTGTCGGGCGAGAGGTTGGACTTGTTGGAGATGTCGCGCGCACGAGCGACGCCAACGGCCGTGCCTCCACGGTTGAACTTCTCGCGCCACTCAAGGCCGCGCTTGGCCTCGGCTGCCATTGCATCGGTCGGCGTGAGGTCGACCGCGGCGAAACGCGCAAGCTCGGCCGGCGTCGCAGGCTGGTCGGGCGTTTCGTCCTCGGGCGATGCGGTCGATTCCGCCTGCGCCTCCGCGGCGGAGCTCGCCACGTTATCGCCCGTAGCGGCAGCGGCGGCCGGAGTGCTGGGCAGCGAATTGGTCACGAGGCGAATCGCCGTCTCGGGGATCTCGTAACGCTCCGAGAGCTCCTTGACGTAGCTGGCCTCGGCCGCGATCTGCTCGAGCCGCGTGAAGGCGTCGGTGCCCTGCTCGGCCGCGATCTCTTGAAGAGACTTCGCGCCCTGGCGGTTCTCGTTCAGATTGGCCGCGGACTCGCGACCAACGTCGATCGTCAGCTTGGGCGGGAAGCGCCACTCTCCGCGGGTCGCGCGCTTCAGCGCCTGCACCGGAGTTTCGCCAGCACGAGCCGGAGGCGCCGGGATCTCGCCTCGGGCGATGGCGTCGAGGATCACCGCGTTCTTGATCGGATCTAGCACCTTGTCGACGAGCACGCCTTGATGCCGAGCGAAGACGCGGTCGGCCGCGGCGAACTCCGCGCGCACGCTCGGGCCGGCGTAATCCTGCGTGCCGAAGAGAACGCCCTTCGGGATGCCGACGGCGATGGAGAGCTCGTGCATCAGATGCGCGATGAAGCCCGTGAAGGCGGTGCTCGGCCGCGCCGGCATCGTCTCGACGCGGTCAGCCTGGCCGAGATACTTGATCATCCCGACCTCGGAGAGCTCGTTCTTCTGCTGCTGGCCGCTGGGCAGTACCGCGCTCGGCGTCGGCGTGAAGAGGTTGCGCGAGTTGGCCGTGCCGCGGTCGGTGAAGACGAGCGCCGCCTGCTGCGAGGCGAACCGCACGCCGGCCTTCTCGGCCTGGAGGATCTCGTGCAGCATCCGCGCCGTCTGGATCGCCGCGTGAAAGTCGGTGACGCCGCGGTACTGATCGACGCGGAAGGGGTCGAAGTAGTGGCAGAAGTTGCCGGCTGGCACGTCCTCCGCGCCGAAGTAGACGCCCTCGCGCGTCACGCGGTAAATGCGATACGCGACCGGCACGCCGAACTCGTTCGTGATGACGCCCTCGAAGTAGTTCTCCGAGTCGAGGCCCATCTCGTTGGGGTTGCCGATGCGGGTCGCTGGAACCAGCTGAAGCTTGAGCCCATCGCCCACGCGGCGGATTACGAAGCCGCAGTCGCCGTCGACCGGCCGGTTTTCCGCGGCCAGCTGGACGAGCTTGCGGAACGAATTGCGGCCCGTCGCGTCGGCCTGCTTGCACCACGTATGGAACCAATCGTTGACGATGGCGTTGTAGTCGCGGTCGCCAGTCGCAGGCGAATATTCGGTCGGCGTGAGGTAGTTGCCGAACTTGCGCGAGACCTCCTTAACCTCGGGACAATTCTCGACCAGATTGCGCGCCTCCCACATCATCACCACGCGCTCGCGCACCGTCTGCGAGGACTCGCTCGGCTGGCCGTACTGCATCGGCGCGTAAAGCCGGTTCGTCTGCGCGGCGTTGTAGCTGAAAAGCGCGGTCTCGACGCGAGCCTGGAGCCGGCGCAGCGCGGCCTGCGGAGCGATGGTCTCAAGCGCCCGCTCGAACCACGGCCGGTTGCGGATGACTGCGGTCGCGTCGAAAGTCTGCATAATCAGTTCCCGTTAAAGCTGACGAACGTCGTGTCGGTCGTGTCGCCGTTTTGGTACTCGATGGCCGAGACGATGTCGCCCAGCATCTTGTTAAGCGTGTTGAGATCGGCGCGCGTGACCGACTTGCCGTTGAGCGAGTAGCTCGTGTTGAGCAGACACGCCTGGATCGCGTCCAAGACCTTGGACTTGAGCGTTGTCAGCGTCGCAACGTCAATGTCGAGAAAGGGATTGTCTGCCGCCATAAAAGAGCGGCAGCCGTCAAAAGGTTTTTTGACGCCACGTAATGCTACGACTTTGACGGCACGAAGCGGATGATGCCCGCGATGGTCGCCATACAAAGCAGCATCGCGCTCGTGTCCAAGCCGTGGTTGGGCGCGTTGCTCCGTACCTCGGTCCATTGCCAGACGCCCGTCCGAACCTCGACCTTCGCCTCGCCCTTGAGATGCTCGAGGTAAAGCGGGTTAACGTCGGACGGCAGTTCCCAGCGGAGATCGCCCTTGCCCTCCAGCGCGGTCGCGAGCGTGTCCTTGAAGTAGTCGCCCGACCAGTTGTAGAAGTAAACGTCGCCGCCGCGGTAGTCGCTCACCTGCGGATCCGAGAACGGGAAGTTGACCATCTGGCCGGTCGCCTCGTCGCGCATCGTCCACGTCCGCCGGCCATACCCGCGCATCGACCTCCAGCCGAACTCGGCGCAGTCGCGGTCCACGTCCGCCGGCCGGTAGCCGCGGTCCTGCGCGACGCAGGCTGACGAGACCTTGAAGCGCTCCTGGAGCGCGCGCAGCTGGTCCCGCGTGTCGATGCGCCCGAACCAAAGCTGGCGGTAGCGCGGCCCTTGCGCCGTGGAGAACGCGCCGACCTCGCACCAGAAGTGATCCTGCTGGCGGTCAATCGCGAGGAAGCGGATCGCTTCGTCGGGGATCGACTCGCCCTGGGCGTAGTCGGCCAGCTTGTAGCCGCTGTCCTTGGTGAAGATCGAGATCGCCTTTTTCTCCATCAGCCACGGCCGAGCCTCGCGCTTCTGCTTGAACTTGCGACGCGAACTGTCGTCGCCGTTGGAATTGAAGATGTTCTCGGCTTGGCAGTATTCGAGCGCGAGGAGTCGCATCGAGTGCGCCGCCACCGCCTCCCAATGGAACGAGCGCCAGTCGGTCGGCGCCTTCTCCCGCGTGCCCACGTAGTGCCCAACCTTGCGCCAGTAAGCACGCGTTCCGTCGTTGTCTGCGTACTCTTCTCCGCAATGGCAGCAGACGAAGCGCACGGTCTCCGCGGCCCGCTGCTCGTCGAAGGTTCCATCCTCGCGACGCGCGTCGCTGGCCCAGACGACGCCAGCTCGCTTCGTCTTGTCGTCCTTCATCGTCTGATGAAAGTGCAGCGGCATCGGCTTCGAGCACTTGCGGCACGTCGCGCTCCACTCCTCCATCGATCCTTGTCGGAAGCTCCAGGTCGCCCAGCACGGCCGCGCGTCGCCGCCCTCGAAGCCGCCTTGGCTGATGTCGAGGATGTGCGATGTGCCCTGCTGCTCAAACGCGGTCACGCGCCGGCAGGCGTCCTCGTAAACATCGACCCATTGAGGCAACCAACACTCGTCATTGTATTTCCAGCGAACCGACTGCGACTGCTGGTGCGATAGGTTGGCCGAGTTAAGGATGAAGAAGGATCCGCCGGGAAAGAAAACCTCGGTCTGCGTTCGCATCGGGCCGGGACGCGGAAGCAGGCGCGCGATCTGCGGGATCGACTCGAAGAGCGGAAAGATGCGCGTCTTGCCCTCGATGGCGGCCATCTCCGCGGATTGCAGCGTGAACGTCGACGGCCCAGGATCGTTCGCCATCCGCCACGCCGCGACGATCTCGGCGAGCAGCGTGCCGCCCGATTGCACGGCCTTGAGCACGGTCGTCCGCCGAACCTTCGGATCTTGGCAACTATCAAACGGCGCGCGGAGCCACGGCGAGTTTTCGACGGTGAAGCGCCCTCGGATCGCGTAGGCGGCCGGCAACTCGCGGACCACGTCGTGCGCCCATTGCCAGATCTTTCTTCGGTCCGGCGTGGGAAGCACGCATTGCCGGTCAAGCCAGTCCCTGTGATCGGCGCTCACGCCGCGGCCGGCTGCCACTTTAGCAGACCGGTCTTCGTAGCTTCTCGGATTCGGTCGTGGATTGCCTTCATCTCTTCGCGCACCTCAACAATCGACTTCCCAGATAATAGCGGCGGCGCGTTTACCTCAAGCTCGGAAGTCAGCATCAGGTCGAGCTTTGCGGTCCACTCGCGCAGGAAATCGGCGACGGTCTCCTGTTCGATGATCTTGCCCTCCGCGACCGCGTTCTCGCGCTGCTTCTTCTTGAGCTCCTCCTGCGCGATCAGCACCTTGAGCTCGGAAAGCACGTCGCTGCTCGCCTTGGCTAAACCTCTCTGCTCGATGAACGTGCGCCACTCCTCGACGTTCCAGCCGGCCGGCGCGCCGCGCAGCTTGCGGTAAAGCCGCAGCGACTCGGTCGTGAT